CTGTCTCGCGGGAGCATCCTTCCGCAGGATCTTGCGAGCGTTAGCCCGTATTCTGCGAAGGTCTGCCTTGGTGTAGGTCTTATCTCCATCCTTGGCGACGTACTCGTTTCCGTCATCATCATACTCGACTTCGTTCTCAAGTCCCTCTTCCGTCCACTCAATAAGCGTGGTGAGGTTCTCGACTTCCTTGGTCAGCGCGTTGACGTCGTTAACGTTATGCAATGCGTTATCCTTTAGGAACTCAGGTTGTTCGGTACTTGCGACTTCGTCCTTGGCTTGGGCTTGCGCCTGTAGCTCGGCATTTTCCGCCAGTAACGCTTTCTTCTGAGCGGTGAGTCTTCCGAATCTCTTTACCGCAGAAGCGTTTAATGCTTTTGCGAGATCCCTTGACTCATCCTCGGATAACGATTCCAAATCGATATTAAACTTTGAAAGAACGTCCGAAGGCTCTGCGGGCGGCTCGGGTTGCTCCGATTCATCCGGTTCTTCGGTAGACTGTTGTTCCTCAGTTTCCTCTTCTTCCGCAGTTTGTTCTTCAGCGGGTTCGGATTCTTCCTCGGGTTGCTCGGGTGCTTCTTCCGTCTCCTGAGCCTTGAGCAAATTGCTCGCATACTCTTGGATAGTCAGATTGCCCTCGCTTGGCGTTTCACTCTCCACGGCATTTTGTGAGGATACCGAGTCAACCTCTTGAATTGCTTCTTCCATAATCAACGCATCTCGTAGCGTAGTGTAGCAAAGTGTAAGGTAATTCTCCTTACATGGCAACAAAAAACCCCCTCGCGAGGTAGTGTGGCGGATCTCGCAAGGGGGCTACCCCTATGAACAAAATGTTCTATAGCTTGTAAAAAGTGTCTAGTTCTTCGTCTATCGCTTCGAGCTTTCCGCATAGCATGAAGTGTCTGTTCGTGCAGGAAACCACTTCGGGTATCTGCAACTGGCGAATCACTTCCTCACGCATCTCTTCGCGCATCTCGATATACTTTAAAAAATTAGGTTCTCCCTTGAGGAAGCTCAATGCTTGCATGGCTTCTTCGGGATCGATTTCGTGGTAGGTCTTTTTCTTTCGGGGCATATTACTTCCTTTTCTTTCTACGAGCAAAAGTCTTTACATTGGTAGGTTTACCTCCAACGCCTTGCGCCTTTGCTCTCTTTCTCTTTACCGCAGACTTCTTTTGGGCTGCCGTCATCTTTGCGGCTTTTGCTTTTGGTACACACTTAGGGTATCCCTTTTTCTTAGTACTTGCTTTCTTTCTTCCGCATTTAGGATGACCTCCCCCTTTTTTCTTTCGGCCTATGTCAACCCATTCCTCAGAAAACCACTTTTTTAAACTCATGTTTTCCGGTAACCCCCACCTCTTTTCTTGTAGGTCTTAACCAACCACGCATTTGCGTAAGCCGAGGGATATACGTCAAACTTTCTTTTAGCTTCGCTTTTCACCCTAGAATACAAGGTCTTGTTGGTTGGCACGTTCTTGCCTTTTTTACTTGTTTTTTTTGTTGCCATAAATTAACACTTCCAACGCTTACGAGCTTGACGCAATCTACTGTTTGGATTCTTTGCGGCCTTGGGGAACTTTTTCATCTGTCCCGCTGAACGTGCGCAATACGACTTTCTGCGCTTGGCTGCCTTGCTTCCCTTTTTTACTCTACCCGTGACCGCACCCTTGAGCTTGCTACCAGGATTATCGCGTTTGTATTTACGAATACCTTTTTTAGTCATGCCCGCACCGGACTTGGTCGGACGCTTATGCCCGCCCTTTATAGTATGTCCTTTCATTGAACCTTTTTTCTTTGTTATGGCCATGACTTTTATTTTAATACAGGGGAGGACAAGCAAACCTTAATCCGCTCGCCCTCCCTCCGTTATTTATTTGCGTTTACGCTTTACAGGCTTTTTACGCAAAGTTCTGCGTTTCTTCATCATATCGCATTCCTCCTGATGACTTGTTTTATTTCTTCTTTACTGTGCAAACCATAATATCCTTTTTTCATAAGAATCTTGGACGTGCTTTGCAAATGCTTCAATGGTTGTACTAAGATCAATGCGTAGTCAGGAGCGTCCGAATAAACGTACTCGTCTATTTGTTCGTCCTCCTCAGTATTTGGATGAAAACCAATCAACCAAATACCATTGTGATTGTCATTCTCCTTTTGCATCCATTTGTCAAATTCCTCTTCAGTCATTGATTCCCATCCAGTCCATGCGACTAGCTTTACTTCGTCCCCTTTTGGTGGACTATGCGTTTTTATACGATCAATAATCCCTAAATCCTCAGTTACTACCATATCTACCTTGTTTGCGCTCCATGCTTGTTTTGCGTAAGGACAAGGAGCATAGCCCGCAAAGTTTTCGCTAGGTTTCTCAAGAACCTCAGATGACCAAAGTTTAATTTCTTTTTTAATTAAATCCCCTGCAATCATCAAGCAGTAGGGGTTTCCCCGAATTGCGTTGGGGCTGCCCCGAGTCTTCCGATCTCAGCGTTCTGACGTTGCGTGACTTGCATCTGTCTTTGCTGAAGGTAGTTTTGTATACGCTCTTGTAGAGCAGGATCTTGTTGTACCTTTTGCGTGACGTCGGGTTGCGCCAACCATTGTTGAAATACTTGAAGCTTCATCTCATGAGCGTCATTCGGACGAACGTTGGGAGGCACGCCTGCATATATCTCCGCAATCGTCTGCCTCTCCTCTTCCACCGCTTTTTGCGATGCGGTTTCCTTGGGTACGATGATGCTCTCTGCCGCTCCCGGTAAGATTTGTCCGACTGCAACTTGGAGGAGTCGCTCGGTATCAAGCACTCCGTTCTTATCAAGCATACCACCAAGTTCCGCTATTGCCTTTACGCGCTCGACCATTTGCGCTGGGTCTTGTGTGGCGGCATCGAATTGCAAGTAAAAGTCAAAGCGTTCCCCCGCGCTACCCTTGGCAAACTTCTGCATATCCTGCATTCCGGTGACACGGAAGTATTCTTGGTCAGGCCCGTATTGCTGATATAAGCTGAATATCTGATCGAGTACTTGCTTGAGGTGCTGGAAGCACTTGTCGATGACCTCCTGTTGCTTCATCTGCGCTTCCACGGGATCGACCCCAGGTGCGTTTCTGCCAAAGTATCTGTCAGCTTGTTCCTTGATATATCTGCGTAGCTCGACGTTTACTGTCGAACCCCGAGGGGTGTCGGCAAACCTGATCTCTCCAGGCGTGCGATAAGGAATGCGAATACCCGGCCCCCACTTTGTCGGGGCGCGACCAAGGGGATGTTCTATCGGTGGCAAAGTGGTCAATGACTGAGCGTCAATCGCAGAGTCGGTTTCCACCTTGAGTACTTGCTGAAGCGATTCGATCAGTTCGGGATATGACCTGGACGAGTACAAACGCTTGGAAGTCTTCTCAAGCGTGGTTACTTGGAAAGGATACTTGCCATGAGCATAGTCCATCAACTGGTGCTTGGCATAGGACTCGCTAACGTCAGGATGAAATACCGTGCAGTAAATACCAGGAATGTTATCCTCGTCCAAGAGTCTTTGATAACAATATACGATCTTTACGTATTGATCGTCAGTATGCACGAACTGATCTTGCTCGCGGATATTATATAGGTTGCTATCCGCTTCCGCATTGTTGGTCAGATCGATTACCGATTCGCAAAATTCCTTGTCCCACTTTTCCGAGTTTATCTTGGAACGTATTTGCTCAGGAGTCATGTTGACCACGTGGAATACGTAGGGCGCTTCCTGCGGATCAATCGTGTAGTTAGGCCAAAACACGTCCTCGTCAGGTGCAAGCGAGCGGATCTTGGGGCGGCTCACGACTTCTCGCGTAACCGGAACGGTAGTCTCACCGTCTTTTCTCAACTCGCGGAGCATCGCTCTGCCTTTCGACTTGCTCACCCCGAATTGTTGCTTGAGAGTTTCGCTCAGTTCATCATCCATTGATCCGTCCTGTATGACTTCTGCAATGGCGGGCAAAACTTGCGCAATCTCCTCAAGCTTGATCGTTTGTTGTTGTTTCAGGTCTTGTTGTTCGTACCACGTGTAATGAACCATCATCCCCTTCTCGAAGAGGTTTTGGAGTCCAAGTTCAATCTGTGGATAAAATTCGTCCATCTTGGAGTTGATCAACCAACGCAAGAAGTTACTCACTACCGAAGCTCGTTCTACGTCATTGGATTCCGTAGGGGTTGCCACGATGTGAGCGCGTCTTATTGCGTTCATCACCATCGCTACCCGACATCCGATCAACTCGTCCGCCAGCCTTACCTCTTGGTCTGAGCTACCATTCCAAGGGAATACTTCGCCAGTAGATGACAAAGATGAGTGTTTCTTAAAGTCATCCGACTTTCCTGACCATTGGCAATTACGTACGTCATAGTCGCGTTGCCTGCGGTCAAGCCACTCCCCTAAATCGGATTGCGTTTGCTTGTAGGTCTGCGACAGGTACGCAATGTCCGGTTCTTTCGAGACGTATAGAAGTTCGGGATCAGCGGCACTTAACATAAGCGTAGCAAAGTGTAAGGTAATTCCCCTTACGGGTCAACCTAATATCCT